TAATAATATTATTTTTATAAGAAATATAGTATAAGAGAAATCTTCTAGAGATTTCTCTTATACTACAAGTTCATTATTAACTTATCTATTCTTCTCCAACCTTTATCTTATTCTCTCTAGCAAATGAATTATTTTGCTTTAAATTTAAATGTATTACAGTGAAACACGATAAATACTGGCTTTGGAGCTATTAACTTATTTCTTCAAACAATAAAAACAATGATTTACCAGATTAATTTTTGACGAATTTTTGACGAAAAAATTAAACATTGAGATGATTATAATATATACTTTAAAGGAGATGTATTAAGTATGATTCCTATAAATTTAAAAATATCTATTCCAGAAGAAAATTTAAAAGATCTTATATTAAAAATCACTTCAATTGCTAATACAAATAATTTTCCTAAAGAACCAATAGAACTTTTAACCATTCAAGAAGTTTCTAAAAAGTTAAAAGTCAACAAAAATTCTGTTTACAGCTTAATAAGAAAAGGGCATTTACAAGCTCTTAAACTTGGTAGTTTAAAAGTTACTTCCAAAGAATTAGAACGCTTTATTATCTATGCTTCTGGAAAAGATTTCTCTGACTTAGATAATGTTAAACCTCTAGAAAACAATATTTAAATATATGCATAATGGGCATTTTTATGGGCAAAATTTAAGACTAGGATACTAACTATATCCTAGTCCTTATAAAAAACGCTTAATATATAGTATTTGTTTTACTTTATTTATTACCTTCTTAAGTTCTTCATTCTCCCAAAAACTAACAATTATTTTTTAGCTATAAACTCACCTCATGAGTATTCTTACCCATTATTATTTTATAATAGAACTTGAGTTGTTAGAAATCCATATCTAATCCTGCTACGATATAATAGATGTCATCTGAATCCTTATAGATAGCTATACCGCCACGAGTTAATAGAGAATTTAGCATATAATCTCTGTGTGAAGGTGAATCTATCCAACGTTGTAAGAATTGTTGAGGTGTACTATCTCTACCTGTTAATATAGATATTTGAGCTATATCATGATCACCTCTTTGATTCTTAGCATTGAACTCTGCTCTTGCCTTTGCTTTAGCTTGGATATCTGCATCATATCTAACAGCATCTACTCCATTCTTAACTCTGTAGTTATTTATTAAACCAAATAACTCATTGCTCATAGCACTCATATACTGCCATGTTCTTTGTGGCTTTTCGACAGGTGGATTTTCTGGTTTAGATGGTTCGCTTGGTTTACTAGGTTTTGAAGGCTTTGTTATTGAACCTCCATTACTGCTAGAGCCACCATTGTTACTTGAACCCCCAGTTGATGGTTTTGAATCTGTGTTAGAGTTGCCATCAGTGTTTGGTTTAGAGTCTGATGTATTACTATTACTATTACTATTACTATTACCATTACTGTTATAATTAGAAGATTCTTCTTTCTTGTCTTCATCTGGTTTAGTTGCTACAGTTTCATCTTCTTTAGTATACTTTTCATCTAACTTTTCTTCTAAAGTCTTTCTTGTTTCTTCATCTACTGCATTATTATCTAAGAACTCACTTAATTCTTCACTGTCCATTTCTTCAGCGTCTGCTATAATTTGTTCTGTTTCAGCTTTCATTTGAGCTTCTTCACTATAACGGCTGTACCAAAGTACTCCACCTACAACTGAACCACAAACAACTACAGTAGAAACTGCTAATGCTACTATTTTTTGTACCTTACTCATATTTTTTATCATTCTTACAATTTTACTCATGTTTAACCCTCCTAAATATCTATTTTTATTCTTACATAAAACGTATAAACTTGCAATATTATCTAATTTTTAATAAAATAAAAAAGGCAGCAGATAAGGATTACTCCCTACCTACTGCCTTTTGTTTGTTTTCTTATTTTATAAGTATAGTACGAATATATTATACTAATTTTAAATCTTTTGTATACACCCAACTTGTTATCTCTTTTATTAAAGCTTTATTTCCTGATATTTGTTGTACAGTATAAACATTATTTTTAACCCAAGATGGTATATTTTGCCCTGTAGCGTATTTAGATCCACTAACTTTTACTTTACTACCTACCTTGATAGTTTGAGTTGGTTTATTTACTGTTGGTGTACTTGTACTAGTTTTAGAAGTATACTCTAAACAAATCCATCCTGCTCCACTTTTAAGTTTACCCCAACCATTAGATTCTCCTACAATAGTATATACCTCTCCTTTTCTAACTTGTGTATTAACCTTGTAGTTAGTTCCTGCTCCTGCTCTTACATTTAGAACATCTGCAGTAATCTTTACAGTATAACTTGTTGTAGATGGTGTTTCTACAGGCTTTTCTTGCACAACTTGTCCTGTGATTCCTTCTACTATTGCATCTGCTATTAACTCTGCTCCTAAGTCATTCCATTTCTTATAATCTGCTTCTGTATCTACAAAAGCCATTTCTATTAGCATAGCTGGTGCTACTGTATGCCTTAATACATAAAACTCTGCATACTTATGCCCACGATTTTTAAAGCCTGTTCTATTGCAGTAAGTATCTATTAACTTCTTAGCTTCTTGTTTTGCTCCACTAGTATTAGTAGTATATACTTCTGCTCCAGTTCCTCCCCCAGCATTAAGGTGTAAGCTTAAGAATATATCTAACTTTTGTGAATTAGCCTTTTTAACTATAGCTGCTAACTGTGAACTAACAGAATTTGCACTATTGCAACTACAATCTATTACTGTATGCCCTAAAACTCTTAATTTCTGTATAACCTTATCTCCAACTGGTCTATTCTCCTTAGATTCGTTAAGTAATCCTACAGCTCCACATGGAGTTTTATCCCATGTACTATGTCCTTTATCTATACCTATTATCACTTAAATCACTCCTTATTTTGTATAAAGTTTAAAGAGTAGCCTATTTGACTACTCTTGTTTTAATTCCTTCTTTTCGCCTTCCTTAAGTTGTGCTAATGCATCCTTTAATTTTTCTGGTATTGGTAATCCTAAACCAGCACAATTTTCTAATAAGCTTATTCCTTCGTTAGCAATATAGAAATAGCATACTAATGTTCTAAATACCCAGTTACCTGTATTTAATAGTCTATCTAATAATACTGCTACGATAAGAACCTCAAAGATAACTGCTTTTCTTGCAATTCCCTTTAGTCCAACCTTACTAGATACTTCTTTGTTAATATAAGCCCTTAGCACTCCTGTTGCATAATCTAGTACTATAAAGAATATAAGCACCATTAATGCTGTATCCCAACTTCCAAATAACCAAGTAAAGCCTGTCCCCACTGCTGCAACTCCCATTTTAATACTGTTAAAAATTTTTTCCATCCTTCTTTACCTCTTTCTTTTAATTTTTTTGTATAAAAAAGAGACTAGAACTTCTTCTAATCCCTTAAAGCTTTAATTTAATTATTTCTTCAACATTTTCTATTAAATTATTTGTTTCTGCATCTAATACTAAATAAGTATTTTTAGCATTTTCTTTTATTAATGCACTGGTTTCTTTATTGTAAGAATTATAGTAATAAGTAATTCTCTTCTTACCTATTATGTCATTCGCTACGCTAACCCCACTTATAAAATGTGTATTAACATCTACAGAATCTAAATGTGTCTTTATCTTTTCTTCCAAGCTTCCAATTACACTAATATCATTTTCTGCTAAAACTGCAAAAGATTCTTGTACATTAACTCTTTCTATATTTCCAGTTTCTCCATAAACATTATAAGCAAAAGAAATTTGAATTACGTTTGCTACATCTCTCATAATTGCAAAACTAGATAATAACTTCATTTCTTATATCCTCCTTTACTTTTTCATACTTATTTTTGTTTATTTCTTCAATATTTTTTATAGAAGTAACTAAGTTATCTCTACTTACTTTTCTTTTGTTAGCTTCTGCCATTTCCCAATCAATTTCATTTCGATTAACCTCTCTGTCTTTTCCATAGTATCTAAACTCTTCATAATTCCTCTGTATTGCTTTAATCTCCCAGGAAAACTCTAAGTTTGGAGTACCTTCTACTATAAAGTAAAGTGGATTACTCTCTTTAATCCAAATATCTCCTTTACCTCTCTTTTGTAAAAACACTTCGTATTCTATATCTGTATTGGCTCCCATTTTAAAGAGTTCGTCTATGTGTATTATGCATATACCTTCTTTGTTAGTTTTTCCTCTTCCTATGTCTCCAAAATAAGGCGTAGCAGTTTCATAAGCGTTAAATCCTAACGTTCCATATTCATCGGTTTCTATAATTCTCTGCTTACTTCCGGTTACCACTAAACTATTAGCAGTTACTGCATAATTAAATTTTACAGTATCGTTAAATTGAAAAAATGGAACTCCGACATTTCCTGGTTGAGCACATAGTATCCATCTACCACTACTTCCATCTACTAGTCCCCAACCTCCCATATTTCTTTGGCCTGTATAAACATCTGCAACCAATGTTCTGTTCGCTCCTGTTTCATACATCCTAGAATACGAGAACTGCATTCCCATAACAGCACTTCTCATATCAATGCCTTTTTTAAATCGGATAGGGTAATCTGTTTTAGTATCGCCTAATATATTAGAGTAATCGAAATCCATATAACTATAATAACTGTCGTTATTTCTATAAGCTATGCTTAACGCGCTTACTCCTTCATGTCTCCATGCAAGCGTTGGTTTTGTTGCATCTCCATTTTTTCTGGAGGAATATAGAGATCCTATTGCTTTATCAATTCCTCCTTCCCAATCATTAAACAGTAGTACAGTTCTGTTTGTTTTTATCGCCCATGTAGAGCCTTGGTGGGTTTCTAAATTTCCTTTTACGAGAGCATTACCATCTGTATCTACATTGAATACTGTATCTCCAGTTGTATTAAGTATTTTTAAAGCACCATTCTTTATTGTTGTCCCATTCTTATCTAGAACGAATTGCATTGTAGTTAAAGAATTAGTACCTGCGTTAATAGCTTCTGTTATTGTAGTTGTTAGTGCAGTAGCTGTTATTTTTTGTTCAACTGAATTAAAACGTGATTCTAAATCTTCTGGAGCAGGACTCCAACTTGTAGATTTAGTACCTTTTTCTATTTTAAGAGTGTCAAATCCCCTAATGTCACAACTAAATCTAATATAACTTATTCCTGGATCAATAGTAATAAGCTTAGATAAACTTTGTCCATTATTATTAATTCCTTTAACAAATTTCTTATTGGCATCATAGTAGCATGTAGACGGAGCTAACCCTAAATTAACATATCCACTAGCTATTAGATTTTTTATACCTTCGACATTTATATAGTCAGTATAAAACCAATTAGTTTCATAAACTTCAACACCTGAACTATTAAGATATTTATTTTTTGTAGCTGTCTTTTTAACAAATAGATTAATCCCACCTAATTCTAATTTATTAATGCTGCTATCGACCTCAGATTGCGTTACCTTTTGACTTATCTCGCCTTTAGTTTGTATAAAGCTACTATAAAAATCTTGTAGTTTTACTGTATTATTACCTTGCTTTATAGTAGTATCTTTTACTAATGTCTCTATTCCTTTAATGTTTGCATTTATTTGTGTTTGCAAACTTTGGGTTACTTGGTCAGCATCCTCTAGTGCTGGTGTCCAATCAGTGCATTTAGTTCCTTTCTCGAAATTAAGTCTACCTACCCAACACTTACCATTCATCTGTACATATACTCTACAATTAGCTTTTACAGCACCAGTAGGAGCTGTTTTCCCTTCACATTTTACTATCTGCCATTTATCTCTTATGTTTCTATCTACCCCTTTTGCACTAGTAGAAATCCTAGTTCCAGTAGAATTAATCCATTGTATCTCTAATACAAAAGTTGCAGTATCATTTACAGAATCGTTCGCTACATTCACATATGCAGAGACACTATATTTGTCTCCTTCTATTACGTTTACTTTTGCTGAATCTGCACACCTCCAAGCATTTGCGGTGAGCCCTGTTACATCATATTTAAATGTATTAGTTCCAAAACATTTTACTGTTGTGTCCCTAGTTACCCCCGATGCTAGATTAAAATAAGATGTATCTTTTTCTAATGCTGTATTTCTTAATAAATTTCTTCCACCAATTTCTATATTATCTACATTAGATTTAAGGTTACTAAAAGCAACTTCTAAAGATTGTCCTTCTAAATCTATTGCTACTTTACTAGCTTTAATTAAAGAAGTATTGTCATCCTTATTAATACCGGTTATAAGACTAGAGTAATTTATCTGCTTTTCTCCTACCGCATTTTCACCTATCATTCTTTCTACGATAAGATTATCTGCGATAGCTTTTTCTTTAACTCCATAACCATCTATTAATGTTGTTGTTCCATCTTCTGCTCTGACAATAAAATTAAAATTTCCTGCTGTATCTTTACCCATCTGTATTCTAACTTTATTGTTCTTATCCTTAAATTGCATAGTAGTTCCAGCTAAGCTAATTGCTCCATCTGTAGAAGCTATAGTAAATTTATTAGTGCTTATAGTTCCTGCGTTTAACTTGCTTAAATCCAAGCTATCTATCATTGCACTTTTTATAACTGCATTATCTATAACTACATTCTTGCCAGTTAAATGTATTGTTTGTATACTTCCAGAGCCAATATTACCAGCTAATATGTTATTTATATTGGCTGTTTCTACTTCTAAGTTGTGTATCTTTGCTGTTTCTACTTGTAGGTTCTTTATATTTGCATCATTTATATTTGCATAATCTATAAACGCTTTATTTACTATAGCTAATTCAGTTACTACTCTTTCTACCTTCTTACCAATAGCTCCACTAGAATTAAAAGAATTTTTATTCTTTGTTTCTCCTTTAGCACTTAACTCACTATCTAATCCACCATCATAGGATAATTTTCTATAGAGTATAGGTAGCTTTCTTGTTACTCCTTTTACATCTGTATAAGTAATAATATCTCCTATATCTAGGCTTAAATCACCTTGCCATTTCATTGTATAACCTAAATAGTTAAATCCATTTAGCCTATTATAAATATCAGTAAGGATTGTTTCTGTTACCCAAGGATTCTCAAAGCTTAATTCCATGTTATCTATACCTAGAGACCCTTTAGAAATAGTTTCTTGCTCCTTTATTTGACAAGTTATCTTTCCTACTTTGTATTTAACCTCATCCCGCTGTAGGTCAAATACTCCTTCTCCAACATCTCTAGATATATCTGTAGGATAAACTATAGTAAAATTACCATCTCTAGTTATTAAAGCATTTCCACCACATAAAGAAGCTACATATCCTAATACTTCCCTACAAGTAAACCCTTCCAACTTCTTAACATTATAAGCTGGAAGGGTTCCGGTAAATTGTACACCTGTTTTAGTTGCTAGTTCATTTACTACTTGTTGTAGTGTAGGATTATCTCCTAAAGAACTAAAATAAGCAATTTCAAACTTGGTCATATTATCATAACAAGTAAATTTTGTAGTATAATCATCCTTTTTAATATCTTCTACATTAAAGATACCTAAAGGAACATATTCTATTGTATTTCCTATTTTAAGACCAATCTCAACCTTAACTGAATTAGTAGTAAAAATAGTATCTGTAGTATTTCTTAAAACTAATTCTAAGCACACAGAAGGGGTATTTCCTATACTAAATACATCTTGTATACCACCATTTAAATCAATACTTTGTACCTCATTATTAGTAAATACCCTATCCCCTATAGTAACTCTACATTCAAAGGATCTAACCCTCTTTTGTATCTCTGTCTTATATGCTGTACTTGTAGTATACATTTCTAACCTCCTTTCCTATATTTTAGGTTAGACTACTTAAACATATAATCTATAATCATCAACTCACCAGGAGTAATATTTATTTTTGCATCAACCTTCTCTAGATCTATTAAATGTATATCTATTTCACTTTCACATTGTAGAAGCTCTGCAATCTCTTTATTGAAGTTTTCTATATCTAGAATAGTAACTTCTCCTTTTTCGTTTTGTTTTAAGTTACCTTCATTATCCTTCTCTCCATACTTATTTAATAACTTTCTTTTTTCAACATTATAAACTTTTAATTCAGTATCTATTTTAGTTATGTTCTTAGAAAAAGCATAACTTAACTTAATAGGGAGTTCTAAGTTTGTTAATTTACTTAGAACTCCCACACTATTTACTAATCTTTCATTACTTAACTTCAAAATAATCACTCCTAACATTCTATTAAACTAAATTTAAGTCCCTTCCATAGTATTCCGGAACTTGTATTAATACTTTTAACTGTTCTATCCCCTGCATACATTGTGCACGTAATAGTTCCTTTCTGTGGATCTAAAAACTCCACTGTAACTTCTTCTAGAGATACTACATTAAGTATTTTCTTACATTCTGCATCTGTTAATATCCCCCACTCTAAAGGCAACTTTCTTTTAGTTGCTATTCTATCTCTGTATAATCTACCATTTGCATTTCTACTTGTCTTATTGCTATCTATATCACTTATAGTAGGCTCATATGGTAAAGGAGCAGGCATTTCTACTCCATTAATTTTTAACCAAGCCATTATACCAACTCCTTATATATTTATTAAACATTCTCCACCATTCATTTTGGTTATCTTGTTTATACTATCTATTAGAACTCTAGCAAATTCTAAATCTCCAATCTTAAGTATTATGTTTATAGCTCTATCTTTATCACTGTCAGATATATTGGTTCCCCTTAGTCTTTCCATAAGTTTAGCAGCTAACAAATCTAAGCCTTGCGTATTATTTTCTAGTGGCACTACAGCTTCTTTACCAGCTTCTCCGACCATTGCAAGTGTAGGATTGTCTATAATACCACCTTTAGCTAGATAAGGTATTTTACCTATATTAAATCCCCATCCTCCAACAGTACCAAAGAAAGGTATATCTATAGATGGTAATTTTATTTTATTAAGTCCACTTATTGCAGCATTAATTAATCCTATAACTCCATTTAAAGGTGCTTTTACAAGGGCTTGTAAGCCATTCATTATACCACCAAAGATATCTTGTACTCCTTGCCAAGCCCTCTTCCAATTACCAGTAAATACTCCGGCTATAAAATCTATAATCCCTCCAAAAATTCTTTTAACAGAGTCAAATACATTCCTTATATTAGCTAAATAAGCATTAATTATATCTCCTAGGAATCCAAACTTTTGAGACCAATCTGTAACAAATACATTACCTAACCATTCTTTAAACTGGTTAAACTTTTCCTTTATAGAATCCCATACCTCAATAGCTTTTGCTTTAACTACATCCCAATGCTTTACAAGTAATACACCTATCGCAATAATTGATCCTATAGCAGCTACTGCTATAACTATAGGCCAATTTATAGCTGCCATTGCTGCTCCAAATCCAGTAGTGACTGTTGTCGCTATCGCTCCAATAGTATTCCAAATACCAACTGCTATCCCCCACAATTTAATTGCTCCTGTAACCACTCCCCATGCTACTGCAAAACTTCCTAACACTAGCGTAAAATCTTCTACTAATGGCTTATGTTCACTTATCCATGCTCCAATATTGCTTAAAATACCAGCTAATCCATTTAATACTGATACTATCGCTCCACCTGTCCAACTTGCTATAGGTTGTAAGAATTTATCCCATAGCCAAGCTCCTAAATCCATAAAAACTTCTAGTATAGGATTTAGTACTTTTAATGCAGATGATAACAAATTAAAGAATGCTGGTAATGCATCTTCAATAGTCCATTTTGTAAGTGGTTTAAGAATTTTATCCATAAACCATTTAAGTGATTTTGCCAAGTTATTTACTATAGGAGTTATAGAGCTCTTTAAATTTTTGAATGAATTTATTAACGGGGTAAAACTAATATCACTAAAATATGACTTAATTCTATCGACTAAACCCTTCATAGCACTATCAACAGCGCTTGTATCTACTGGTGGTGCTACTAATTGTGGTATTTTATTATTTGCTCCTCCACCTGCTATATTTGCATTAGTTGCACCTAGAGTATTAATCTCATCAATCGCAGCAAGTCCTTTAACATCTTTAGCTGCTTTCTTTGCACTATCTCCATAAGCACCCATAGCTACTTTTGCATCTATAAGTTGTTGTGTTGCCTGGTAACTCTGTTGATATGTTTTACCAAATATAGCACTTATAAAACTAGCTATATATGTAGTTGCTTTTGCTAGTGCTGCCATTAATGTATTAAGAGCAGGGAGTATAGCTTGTAAAATAGGAGTAAACGCAACCATCATATTAGTCTTAATTTGATTAAAACTATTAGCAAATTGTTGATTAGTCATTAAGCCTTGTCCTATCGCTGTTGCTAATGCTGTTAATCCTCTTAGAACTAAAGGAAAAACTATCCCCCAAGTAAACATAGATCTAACTATTATTCCTATATTACTTCTATGTTGACCTAAAGCTCTGTTAGTTTTACTTGTACTATTTCCAAATAACTTAAAAGAGTCTGTTGCTTTCTTTGCAGCACTATCTATAGCATTTATACTATTGCTTGTACTTTTAGCACTATTGCTAGCCTTTGCAAATTTAGCATCTAAATCATTCAACTTAAATCCTAATTTATCAGAAGTGGCTATAAGCTTATTTATATTAGCTTCCGTTTTTAAAATTTGTTCTTGAAACTTATTCTTCCTTGTAGGATTAACACAAAGGTTATAGCTTTCTCTTAATTGAGCTAATTTTACCTTTTGTTGCTCTATTCTTGCATTTGTATTATCTAAAGACCTAGATACATTTTCTATTTGTGCTGTTAACATACTCATGTCTACTGGTGGTCCTCTACTACTTATTGTAGAGCTGATGTCTGCTGTTTTAGGCATAGATACACTTGGTGGTTTAGGAAAGTTAAAAGTGGGTAATTTAAAATTCTTAAAGCTATTAAATACAGCTTGCATAGTATTTTTAATTTTACCCATTGAACTCTTCAAACTATTATTAATAGAATTGCTAATATTATCTACACTCTTTTTCGCAATCTTATCTACATTTCCAAGAGCTCCCTTTATTCCACTATTAAGACTAGTCTTTAGATTTTTACCTATTAGATTGGCTACTGTATTTACTTGTTTGCTAATATCACTTTGTATCTCTAAATCAAGACTAATCTTTCCTACACTCTCACTCATACTATCCCTCCTTTTAATACATAATAAAAACACCTAGTATAAAACTAAGTGTTTAATAAATTTCTTACTATTTACTTTTTACCAGGTTTAAACTTATGCCCACAATTCATGCATAATAATTCAACCTTTTTACTTGTCAATCCTCCAAGTATTGCACCAGTTCCTCCTAATAATGCTCCTCCAACTGCTGCTCTACCAACACTTAACTTTTTATTGGTAGTAGTTAAAGAAGTGCTATGACATTTAGGACAGTATGGTATTCCTTCCTTTTGTAGTTTAAGCAATCTTTCTTTTTCTTCTTTTTTTTGTTCTGCCTTTTCTATAGATTGTTTTTTAGCTTCCTTATTAACTTGTTTAAAAAGACCTACTTTTTCTTTTTGTTCAATAACTAAGGCTTCATCAGGATTTTTTAAATGATTTAATATTCCTCTAACAACTTCTTCTACAATGTCATTATAAACATAATTAAATGGAATTTCTTCCTTCTTAACTTCCTCATTACCATTAATAAAATAAATATATAGAAAACCTGCCTTATTAGACATTCCTTCTGTGTAACTTATATCATTAACATTTTTTAATGGTATTTCTATATCTTTTCCTATAGTTTTCTTTATTATGATTTCATTAGCGCTAACAATTACCTTTTTACCAACACTTTTGATTAAAATTTCATCCATATATACCCCTCCAATTAACAATTGTGTTAATTAAAGTATATATTATCCAAAAGCTTTTGAAAATATTTCTAGCACTTTTTTTACTTCTTCCTCTTTTTCTTCATCAGACATATCCCTTATAGGATTAACTCTATTTCTCCACTCGTTTCTAATTCTATGTTGCTCTTCAGTGAAATTTTTAAGCATTTCTTTATCTTCTTCACTTCTAATGCTGACTATTTGCCCCAGTGGCGTTTTAGGCATAATTCCTATAAGCAAAGTTTGAAATTCACTCCAAGACATTTCTGGTTCATTTCTTAATCTAATACCATATTGCATTGCAAAACTTGCTTCTATTAAGTCCCAATCCTCAAATATATCATACCACTTATTTTCTGGGCTTCTTTTTTTCCTTCTTTGCTTCTGCTTCTATCTCTTCTATGTCTACATCACCTATAGCTGCCATTATCGCATTTATAATTAAGTTATAACTAGGCATACTTAAACCTAAACTTTCAATATACTCAAAAGCTTCTTTTCCTAATCCTATTTTAATTATATCTTCTAATCTTTCACTTTCTTTTACTTTATTATCATCCATTAAAGCCATTAATTTGAAAGCAGCAGCTTTACTATTATTTATTTTAAACTCATGATCTGTGTCAATCTTTACTACTGGTTTTTGATTACCATTCTCTAATCTACTAATAATATCATAAACTCTTGCCATTTATATCTTCCTTTCTTTTAATAAAATAGTGCCACTAGAATTAACTAGTAGCACTTAATCTTTATGCTGGCAAACTTGGTGCAGGTGTTAATGTTGGTTTTCCATCTCCAATCATTTCAAATTCAAGTGGTGCAACATTAGTTGAATCAGCTCCACCAATATTTTTAACATTTATTACACAATTAAATGCTAATTTTGAGCCATCAGGAAACTCTATTTCTCCCTTGGTAGAACAATCTAATCCATCCTTCCAAGCTATATCTGCTACATAATCATTACCTTTATCTCCTACACATCTTTTCCCATTAAGACCTATTGTAAATTTCTTACCAGTCATTAAACTATTAGACCATCCAGCTTCACTCATGGTTGTCCATTCCTCTACTGTACCATCAATTGAAAGTGAGAAAGTTTCCATTTGTGCAATTGATACCATATCTTCTTCTGCACTTGCTTTTCCTTTAGTTCCAATCTTAAAAATAAGATTATAAACTGGAAATACTCCACTAAAAGCCATATTCTATTACCTACCTTTCATAATTAATTATTGTTTCTATTACATATTCAATAATGCCTTCTGTATCAGTTCCTATATAAATAGGACTATCGGTTCTCATCTTAAATAATTTGACGATCTTACCTCCGATTGAACCACTTTGACCAAATAAAGCATTATAAACTTCTTGTGCTTTTCTCTCTGCTTCATCACTATTCTTTCCCCAATGTACTAATATAGAAATAGCCTTAGTAGTATAGCTTGTATTCTCTAAACCACCTATAGCTATAATAGGAGCAGGACCAGTAATATTATAAATTGTTATACTCTGTTCCTTATCTCCTACTTTATTTAAGTACCATTGAGGGCTTTCTACTTTAGTTTTTAAATATTCTCTTATCTCACTTAATAACATTAATGTATCAGCCCCTTACTTAGCATCTTAAAGAATTTAGAGTAAGTATCTTTAACAAACTCTTTCTTTTCTCCATACAAGTAATCATCCATCCACTTACCTTTAGCATTAGGGTTCTTATCTTTTCTAAAGTTATACTCCGGATGCCAGTAAAGCCTACGTGCATATGGAGTATCAAAGACAATTCTTGCTATAGAGTTCATTAATTCAGACTTATCTACAAAAGAACCATCACCCTCTAATGTTCCTGTATCTTTAGGAACAACTTGACTAGTTCTTATATCACTTAATACTGCATCTGCTGTCATTTCTAATGCTTTTTTATGTGCTTCAATTAGCTTGTTTATCTTAATATTATCTATCTTTACAGATACTCTAATTCCCATTACTGTAAGTTAAGCTCCGTACTAAATACTGTTCCATCTGGATTTAAAGGTCTTTCTATAGAGTAAATCTTTTTCTTTATTTTATTTACTATTACATAACCTTCAAATGGTCCATCATAAATAGATCCTTCTATAACAGCTTTACCACTAAGAGTTATTAGTTGCCTTTCAGCGTTAAGAACTTGCCTTGCCTTATCTGTATAGATACATTTACCTTCAAAGATTTTCTTTTCCTCATAATCTCCATCTGTATTAGTTCCTTCAAACCATACCTCTATAGGTGTGTTAGCTAACCATGTAGGGAATGGTAGTTTTAATCCCATATTATAACCTCCTACAAGTTAATCCAGTTTGCTTGAGATAATTTAATACTTCTTGTGTAGTGGTTATTCCATTCACCTTCTCAGCATTGAAACTTACACTAACACTACCAGCACTAAAGGCACTTAAAGGCATATTAATGTATTCTCCATACTGCTCTATAAATTCAGCATGGATACATACAGCCTTTTGTACTTTATCCTTTTGGAACTCTGTAAGGTTATCAAAACCAATTCCTACTATCCTGTTATAAGTGAGTGTGTCTATCTGATCACTTGCTCTTTCAAGCTTATTTTCTATGTGCTCCTCTGGAAGGATTACCCCTCCAAAGGAATTATTATAATATGTCTTGTCTACATAGGACATTTAATCACATCCTTAAACTAAAAGAAGGCTACTTCTATTAAGCACCCTTCTTTAACTCCTTAATTTCATCTTTTAACTTCTTATTTTCCTTTTCAAGTTTACTTGCTTTTTCTTCTAAAATTTTATACTCTTCATATGCTACTGTTTTACCAGCACCATATTGAACAATCTTTCCATCATCACCTACTATGTCATAGCCTTGTGCTTGATACATAGCCTTTTGAGTTTCATCTATTGTATAAACCTTATTTCCCTTTGTTGCTTTCATATTACCCCTCCTATGCCTCTGCTTCTGCATTAATAGCAATACCACAAGCCTTATTCTTGATTAAGAATGTATCACCATATTCTCTAGTTTGATATACATACTTATCTGCTGTTCTTGAATCAGTACCAGGAGTAAATAACTTCATGTAAGCATATTTTCTTCTAGTAACTTGGCAAGAAGGATGAATAAGGATCATGTATATTTGTTTTGCATCTTCAGCAGCAACACAACCATTAGTAAAGTTGTACTTAGTTTTCATTCTGCTAGATGGTACTTTCTTTAATTTTACATCATCTAAAGAATAAACCCTTCTATCAATATTTCCATTATTGTTGTTAACATCAACATTTCTTGTTAAGCCTTCTGCTTGCTTAAGCATCTTATGAATTGATGGGATAACATAAAGTATTCTTCCTTCTGATGGTACTCCTGCATCATCCATTTTCTCCATTTGAGTATCAAACCAATCTAAAATATTAGCAGTTGTTAATGTTGTAGTATCTACTACAGCACCATTTGAAGCATATGTCTTGGCTTCTGCATATAACTTAGAGTATCTGTAAGAATCTCTTTCAGGTATAGCTTGTTCTGTTTCAAATGTATTGTGAACATTAGCTACTTCTAATACTAAGTTGGTTTCGTCTATATCCATTGGATCTAAAGCAAATTCTATATCTCTATCATGAGCTAGTTTCTTTGGTTCCCACTCATTATCTATAGTTCCTGTATTAAATCCCATTGAGTTTCTATTATGGTCCTTGTATCCACTTACTGTGATATTAGGTAACTTAATAGTTTGTGCATTAATGAACTTAACTTGTGGATTAGAGTTCTCTAAATCATTTGAAGTTTGTTCCCTTTCATATTTTTGTTGTAATTCTTGTTTAAAATCTTCAGCATAATCATATACTGCCATTTAAAATCATCTCCTTAAAAATTATTTATTACCAAATGCTCTTGCTAAAGCATCATTTGGATTTTCTTTTTGTTTTTGACTACCAGCGCCAACCTTGAAGCCTTTATTATCTTCTTGCTGTTCTCCCTTAAAGCTTGGATACTTTTCTAGTACCTTATCAATAGCCTGTTCTATAGTAACTTCTTCTGTAACCATAGCTTTAGCTAGTACCACTACATCATCTACAGAAGTAGCATTTACCCCTTTAGATAAACAAGTAACCTTTGCTTCAAGTGCTGTAGCTTTTTCCTCTGCTGCTATTCTTGCTTTTTCAGCATTAGTTAAAGCTTCATTCCTCTTTTCTTCATCTGTCTTTTGACTTTCTTTCCAATCATTAAAAGCTTTTAACTCTTCTTTGCTTGGTTGACCTTTTTTTGCTCTAGCAATCCTATCTTTTACTATGGCATCTAATTCCTCTTGTGTGAAAGTCTTAGGCTCTCCACCTTTATCGCCTTCACCTTCCCCAGAACCTTCACCACCTTCTGGATTACCTTCACTACCACCAGCACCTCCTGTGCCGTCTCCTCCATCTGCTTGGAGTAATCTACCCATTCCTAGGCGTTTTCTTAAATTACAATTTGTTATAAACATAAAATACCTCCATTTATAGCCTGTCGGCTGTTATTGCCACGCACAGTTTAAAGCCTTAAGCATGTTTTGGGCATAATAAAAAGCCTTAGTTTCCTAAGACTTTAATGGCACCAGTAATAACTTAAATTTTCCATTGGTATAACTAAGTTACAATCACCAAAAGACACTAAACCATCTTCTGTAGAAGATATTTTATTCTCTATCCCTTTCGCTTCTTCACCTCTATATGTGAATTTAAATCCATCTTTAGTTACAATAACAATTTCTCTATCCATAGTTACCTCCTAAACATTAATAAAAACTTTTGTATTTATTTTCTGTTTTTCATTAATTCTCTTTATAACTTCTTCTGTTAAATAGTCATAATCAAGAGATACATTAAGCTTTAGCTCTTCGCAATTTTCTTTTACTTTAGTAATTTCATCTTGTGTCTTTCTAGCTATCTCATTTCTTTCGATAAGCTTTTCTTTCAACTCTTTTTGAGCTTGTAGAATTTCATTATCTTTTTTAATAACCTCATTGTTAGATTTAATTCTCTTAATATTTACATCCATAGATTTTATTAATATTACTATTAGAAAAACATTTACTATTATTTGTAGTGTTTGCATACTATCCCTCCTAATTTTAAGCATAATAAAAGCACCTACTCTTTATCAAAGTAAGTGCTCTCTTACATAACTTCTATTAGCTTTATCTCCTCTTCATTAAATCCTATTAAATTATCTCTCTTATCCAATATAGATATCTCTTCCAATTCTTCTTCACTATCTATTGCTGGAGTATATGTTGTTACATACCCCTTAAACTCTTTATTATCTATATCTAATATCCTTACTTTCTTATTGAAGTATTCTTTTAATGATTTCACTTCTTTTCAACTCCTTTTAACGTTGGTACTATATGGACACCATCTTTACTATAGTGTATATAAAATCTATTAGTTTCTGTTAACTCTCCAGTTTCATTGTTTATATTAACACCAATATTCTTATTGCATTCTATTAATTCTTTATTCTTGACCTCTCCATTACGTTGTAATTCAAATTTTCCTGTACCAGCATACTTCTTTATTAATTCTTCAACTTCTTCTATAGATATAGTTAAATAACTTCTACCACTTATATAATTGTTATGTCCTAATATATGCTTTCCTTGTTTTCCTATATGAATATTCTTTGGTTGATTATCTGATTTTACAAATTTTCTCTTTTCTTCTATTTTAGCACTTTCGTATCTACTTCTCAATGCTTCTTCATGGTTCTTAAGAGACTTGCCATTAATTCCTTGTACTTCTTCTCTTTTGTAGTTTCTTCTAAGCTGATTATACTTTTCTAAATGATCCTTTAAAGCCTTACTTAACTCTTTGACTTTTCTATGAGCCATTTGTTGACTTTCTAAATCAACTGTACCAGCTTCAATCCTTTTCCACTTTCTAATCTGCCTTTCTAGGTATCTTTGCTTTTGTTCTGCTTCATATAGCTTTATTGCTTCCTTACCATCTGGTACTTTAGGAAGATTAGTTATACCAGGAAAGAATGTTGTTATTGAATGCCTACAGTTAGGATGTAATAATCCTGCTGTTACAGCTTCACTTAATAATGGGTAATCTCCATCTAGCTTAGTACCATGTGAAAATACATCATCAATTAATACTTTACCTTGCCATGGTTCACACATCTTACAAGTATTTGCATGTGCACTTACAACTACAGTATATACACCATATTCATCTCTTTTCTTTCCTTCTCCTAACAATGTTGCTCTATGATTAGCTGTCCTTAAGCACATCTCTGCATAAGAAGCTATATTCACTCTAGCACCATTTTTATATGTTATAGAATCTATTCCTTTAGCAAGAAAATCCTTAGTAGCCATATCTATAGCTTGTGGTAATGTCTTAACTCCATTTTGTAAGTACATATGGCTTTTGAATATAGTTTGTCTATATACATCATCCATCTTTCTTAAGACAGAATATTGAGCTTTATTTAAGTCTTCGTTTACTGTTTTAATCAAAGCTTCTAACTTCTTATCATTAACTCCAAAGAAATTTGTTTCTTGTGGAACTGCTCCAGGCCTTCCTAGCTCTTTATGAATATACTCTCGTACTGTTTGTACTTCTTGTATATCCTCTGGAAATTCTATAGACGAATGGCTTTTACTCTTCCATCCAAAGAAGCCTTTAACCTTATCTAAGAATGTCTTAAATCTATTTTGTCCTTTACTGTAGTTACCTCTTAGTTCTCTATCTATAGCTTGCTGTATAGGCTTAGAATAACTATCTACTATATCCTTATTCCTTTTCCTATACTTCTCCATCTCTCTTAGCTTGGTTAGTTGCCATTGCTCCCACTCAAAGCCTTCCTTAGCCTGTTCTGATTGATGAAAATAAAAAGCCCTATGCATACTAGAAATTAAATCAAGCTCCATTTGCTCGAATATCTTTCTAACATCATAAGACTTTGCTCTTTCCTTAATAGCTTCATCCTGTATGGATTTCTTAGTTATCTTCTTAAGTATTTCTCCTAATTTACTAGGATTATTCTTCTTCGCCATCTAAATCCACATCCTCTGGATTATCAGTATAATCTTCATCATATACTGCTTTAGGCTCTTCTGCTTCTATCATTCCATTTTGCTCTTTTATTCTTTGTACTTCTAAAGCTTTATCATCATCTGTCATTGTATCCCCATATAATTCATCTACTACTTTTTCAATGGACATAATACCATAACTCTTAGCCTTTCCTACTATCTCTACTACAGTATCAAATGAAGGACTTGCGTACTCTCCAAATTCTATAGATGCCTCATACTCTCCTGGATTTTTCTCATTAAGTACATCATTTGTTTTAAGCACTATACCAACTAACTCTGGTATTACCTCTGTAAGCATATCTACTATCTTATTTCTAGTATAAAGAGTAGTCTTTTCCTTTTCCCTCTGTGCTGTTGCATTATCTGTTTTCTTAAGGTCTATTCCTAATGTGCTAGGACTTATAATACCTTGTAAACACATATCAATAGCATTCGCATAACTCTCTACATAAGCTAAGTAATTAATATCAGCTTGCTTCATATCAATTTGATTACTAGCATTTTCTGCAAGGCTTGTACCTACTGCAATAAACTTATTATCAAATGAATTAGGCTTTAATGGTTCTCCTGTGCTAGGATTTCTAGGTATTAAATCCTCTGGTATGTACTTTTGTACTCTTCCATCTCTTATAGCATCTATCCACTGGCTAATAACTTCATCCAATGCATCAAAGGCATCTGATTTATTATCAAATATGCTCTTCCCTCTATCTTCCCACTTAGGAGATTTAAAGAACATTAAAGGCACTGCCATTATGAAGTCACCATTAAATGTTACATCCTCTAATTCTCTAGTTTCATCTAAAATACTTAAAGGAACTTCATTCTCTCTATCATCTACTAGGTTATATTTAACATATCCCTTACCATAAATCTCTATAAGCTTATATCTCTTATTATCCTTGATATAGTAAGTAAAGAATTTTATTTCTTTTAACCTTCCTCTATTAGATACATATTCTACTCTGTCACCTTCAAAAAACTCTATAATTGGATAGTCAGATATATCTGTATCTATAGATAACTTAAATGCTCCATCCCCATTTACTAATACCTTAGTGATTATATCTCCAATATTATCATCAAACTTATTGTCTTTTCTTATTTCTTCCCATACCTTGTTAGCTTCTTCTCCTGTTACTTCAATACTATCTATATCTGCAACTACTATATCGCTTAATCTGTCAGCAATCATAGCAGGCATACCAGAATGTATCTTTCTTATCATTAAATCCTTACTTGGTACAGCACTCCAAAATCTAGCTTTATTAACTGGATCACTTGATATATTCTTAAAAAATTGTTCTAATTCATAAGCTTCACCTCTATACCATAGCTTATTCCTTATAAGATTAGTTTCATATGTATAAGCTTCTTGTATAGTTATACTTCCTTGGCTTGCTGGTTGAACATTTAAAAACTTTGTTGCTGCTTTAGTAAGCATATTCTTTATCCCTCCTAATAAACCCATTTTACTCCTCCTTGTAATCTCCTATCATCTTTCTAAATGGTATCCATGCATATTGACTAGAGTTAATTGTATGATCGTTAGCATCTTCTGGCTCGTCCTTATCTTCTTTCCATGAATAACTCTCTAACTCTCTAATATGCTCTTTACAAGTATCAACTACATAATAGAATACCTCTGTTTCATCACTTCCCATCCAACTTAATAGGAAGTTAATTCTATCTAGTATCTCAACTTTCTTATAAGAATTAATAAAGTTATATAAATTAGGTTTTTGCCTTTTTAATTTCTTAAGTTCAGTAATAGTTGCTTGGTCTGCACTATCAACAAATACATCTCTAGCAAATCCCCATTCTTTTCTGTTTCTCTCTAAAAACTCAACAAACTTTACTGCTGTATCAGATGGTGCTAATGGCTTTTCCTTATTATCTTTATTGTTATAAGTTTCTTCGCTTAAATAAAATAACTTCTTATCAGCTGTAATCCCCATGAAAGTCATTGCTATAGTATCATTGGATTGACTTGAATAAGAAGTATCTAGTCCAGCTGTAAACTGTACAAACTTTATTCTTTTATCTTGTATTTGTTTCTTTATTGCTGCTTTATTTGTTAAGTTTCTAGCTCTATCAAAGTTACAAAATATTAATCCTGTAGCTCTTCCCCTAAGTCCCAGTATCTTATTCTTATAAAGCTTAGTACCCTTAGGAGCACTTAACTTCTTTTTCTCTATATCTTCTTCACTAAGACTTGCATTATCATAGAAATCAAAAAACCAGTAAGTCCAACCTTTCTTGGATTCACTGGTTAACTGCTCCATTATTTCACTAGGAACATCTTTCTTATATTTTTCTAATGGTCTAGCACAATTTATAAACTCGCTATATACTGGCAAATTAGGATCATCTGGGTTAAGTGTCATCATCATGTAGTCATTTCTAGTACATATTTCTCTTATGAAATCAATACTTGCTGTGTTTGCTTCGTCTATCAACACACAACCAAATTGAGAACCTAGAGCCATCTTCCACTTTTCCACATTGTCATATCCTAATATATAAATTATCTTTTCACCATTAGGCGTTATATACCTTATATGAGGTATCTTATTATCTTTATCACCATTTCCATTGTATCTTACTAAATCTCCAAATACATCTAATATTCCATATTCCTTCTGGATTATGTTCTTTTCAGCTACACCAGTTGTCTTTGCTGCTATTACATGCATTTTCTTTTTAGACTTAGCAACCATTAACATAAACTTAGTAATACCTACTGTTGTTTTTCCTGCTGCTGTTGTACCCTCTAATACTTCTACTGGTGCTTTATGCTTTAAGAAGTCTTTGTATTTAGGAGATAACTTAAATTCATCTGACATTAGGTATCACTCCTTTTTATACATTTCGTGTTGACCTACGCGAAATATTAATTTTATCTATAAAAGTTTAGATATGCTAAACTAAAATTGCTTAGTTTTAATTTATAGAACCAAGGTTCTTCAATGGTTTGTTATAATTTCGTTTAATTGAGATTTAGCGAAATTATTCTTCATCATCCCCTAATTGGTTTAATATAGAATCTAATTTAGCTGTAGAGTTTACTGTTGCATCAACTTTCTGCTCTACTTTATCTACAAACAATCTATATCTTTTTCCTAGGAGCTCTGCTGCTTTAGTTCTATCTTGTAATGAAGGATCTAAACCAAATTGGTCTTTTTCTTCTCCTCTCATTACCTTAGTCAGATATTGGAGGACTTCTTCACCTTTTGCTATTCTTGCATCTTCTATTTTTGATAGGCGCTCTTCTATATATTGTTTTATGCTATCATTTGCTATCAATCTTGCTGCATTACCTCTAGCACCCTTCTTATTATATCCAGCCTTTATATAAGATTCTGTTGCATTTCCTGTTTCTATATAATAATCTGCAAATGCTTTTTGTTTAGGTGTAAGCTTTCTATCCATCTGCTCCACCTACTTTCTTATATAAATCTACTAGGTATAATAATACTTTTATTTTACTGTAGAATACTTCTCCCTTTTTAGGATGTATATCATATACAATGTATTTAGTTATTAACTTATCTTCATCATTATAAAATTGTTCTGTATCTATTTTTATGTAATATCCTTTTTGCTTTAGAGCCATTAATAACTTATTTATTTTACTTTGTATATTCATTATTTTACCTCACTTTTATATAAAATAAAAAGAACTCATTATTCGAGTTCTTTTCTCATTATTATCATATCTTTTAAAACCCTTCTCCCTTTATCTGTAAGAGCCATACCCTCGCTTCTTTGGCCAATTACATGCTCTATTAAACCTAACGCATCAAATTGGTATTTAATCACATTAAAATCATCTTTGTCAATTTCTATTGAATCGTAACTTTGATTTATTAGTCTATTTATCGATTCATCTATGATATCTTTTGCAATAGCTACTGTTTTAGGAATTTCAAATTCAGGAGCTATCACCCTAAACAATTCATTCCATGTAATGCTGACTGCCCCTTTTTCATTGTCTAAATCAAATTCATAGTAATCATATATGTAATTTATTGTAATCTTGTCGTTTCCCTGTGCAATATCTTTAATTTCATCTTTTTCTTCTAACTTAGAATCTAAATATTTAATTCTCTCTTCTAATTCATTTTTTTCTTTTCTTAATTTCTCTAACTCAATCAATGTTTCACTATTAGTTGGAGTATCTCCTTTAATCCACCCATCCCTTGGAATCATCTTGATGCTTTTTGATAAGCTATCATATACCTGATATTTAAGTTCTGATTTTTCATCCCAAAACTTCGCTAGTCTATTTTTCATAGCACTATCTCTAAATTTAATCAATTTTTCCTTAAGTTTTGGATCATTATCAATCTTGGAAGCAGATATATTTTCAATATCTCTTTTCACAAATACCAAAACCGGAATACCTTTTTCTCTTGCATATTCATATTCTTTTTCAGTATAACTCTTGCCATCTTCTGCAACAGAACCATATCTTCCAGCAATAACCAATACATAGTAATCACTTTGTTCTATTATAGTTTTTATATATTCAAATTGCTCAATATCAGTAGCCGGAAACATCTCCATGCCGGCCGGAAAACAATTTAAATTTATAATAGCCTCCATAACTTCTTTTCTTTCTTCCTCAAGATCAGCAAATGTAGAGCTAATAAAAATTTGATATCTTTTTTCCATTACTCAATCCCCCTTATAAAAAGAGTAATTCTACAAAAATATGTAAATTCCTTCATATTACATTAAATTAAGCCAGTAGTATTCAAAGGTAATCTTAGTGTAAGGGGTACACCTTCCTTTCTTATTTGTTTCTACTGGCTCTTATAGACATAAATAAAAAGAACCCTATTTCTAGAGTTCTTCCATTATTGTTTTAATGTTCTGATGCACAGTGTTGGCAGAAGCCATTTCCAGCATCATAAACGTTATCTCCACTCTCTGTGGATCTGCCGCAATCCGGACATGTAAAACTTCCATACATTGCTTTATAATCTGGTTTCTCATATCTTTCTGACATAATCTCTCCCCCCTTCACTTATATTTTATCTCCATTGTAAAATAAAGTAAAGACACCTATATTTCTACAAGTGTCTTTGAGGGGTATTGAGAATTTTTTGGGTTTTGGAGGGGATAGGAAGAATTGAACTTCCATATGTAGATTAACAGTCTACTGTTCTACCATTGGACTATATCCCCATAAAATACCCAATAGATTTAATCTACTAGGTATTTTTATTAAATTCTTGGAGGACAATATTTAATGAACTCTAGTAGCTTTCTACTTTAGTTCCATTAAGCATATTTATATTCATTTACTAATATCCTGGGTACATCCCAAGGTACTATTCCAGCTTTTTCTCTATCTAGTACTATATCTCCATTGGGTTTAGTTTTATAAATAGATCTATTCTTTAATATAAAACTTCTGTCTGATATATACTTAGTAGATTCTTTATTAATCGCTCTTTTTTCTTCTCTTCTTTGTGTAAGAGCAATTTCATGTTTACCTTTTAAATGCCCAAAATTTCTTTGGATGCACTTCTTCACTGTTTCTCTTTTAGCTTTTAGGAGTTTGGCTATTTCTGTTGAATTATATCCTTGTAAATAAAGCTCTTTTACTCTCTCTTTATCTAACATCTGCAACCTCCTAATAAAAGTTATAGCAACGCTAAGGCTCTAAAAGGGGACATTTTTATTTGCTTTAGCATTGCTTGTCCTTATATATTAATTATAATGTATATCCCTATATATGTCTTATAGACTTCCTTCACTAAACCTATAGTAAACCTATAATTTTTCTACAATTTTTATTAAGGTAGATATTTTTGCATTTTCTTAAGTGCTATCCCCTCTAATTGCTTAACTCTTGAATAGCTTAAGTTAAGTCTTTCTTGCATATATGAGTAGTTTCTATTGTTTATAAGTACTTCTTCTATTATTTCCTTATGCGGATCAGTGAGAACTGTTAAAGCGTTCTCTATTCTCCTAACTTCTAGTTCTTTTGCTCTCCTTATTTCTAGTAGTTGCTTATCTTCTTTATCTTCAAGCCTTATATCTATATCACCTATATCTGCTTTAAGCTCTTTATACTTCTTTATTCTCTTTGCTGTGTTATTCATACTTTACCTCCAATTCCCTGTTATATTTACTAATGCATTGTTATAAAATATATTTAATTGAATATTGAAAGGAGTGATCCTTATATGGCTAAGCTGTTTAGCAGAATATTTAAGGTTATTATCTTTGTAGTAATCTTTTTGCTAATTTCTGCTCCAGTTGTGGTGAAATGATAGTAGTAATACTATCCCCCACCATAGTTTAATAACATATATTAAATATATGATATAGACTATGTAGCCATATAAAATGGTGTTAAACCAAATTAGTGATTACTCCTTTTATTGATTAGGGTGGAATGCATATGTGTTCCACCTTTATGTTTTACCTCATCCCTTCTACATATCTGCTCTAAAACATTGAACATTGTCCTTCTATTTGTTCTCTCTGCTTTTTACTTTCTCCTAACCACCACTTCATAACTTCATCTGGTGTTTTCCAAGTAGTCTCTAATCCTTTTTTCTCCCTATACTCTAAGAACTTTTTTAAAGCTCGTAGGTAATTATCTTTATATTTAGGGTACAGCTCTAATTCCTTTTTTTGATTAGTTCCTAGAGGACATCCAATGCAACCAATTCTATTGAATCCTTTATCATAAAGCTCACAATATGGTAAATTATTTTGAAGTATATATGACCATACTTCTGTTTCACTCCAATCTACTATAGGTCTTACCATTATTTTTTCTTTGTAGAAGTTAACCATCTTTTGATCTGCTCTAGCTTTACTTTCTTCCCATCTAACTCCTGTAAATACTGTATCTCCTTTATCTCCTGTTCTTTCTTTTAACTCATCACAACAGTATCTATTAAGCCTTGTAGGTAATATTGCCCTATTACCAATCAATGTCCACATTGTTTTTTCTTTTCCTGCTTTATCTCCTTTAATCCACTTATTGTACTTATTGAAAATTACATCAGGAAAATTTTTTCTTATGAAATATATTAACTCTGGAGGATCTGCACTAGTTGGACTATAAATTGGAGTAAAATCAATTCCGCTTTTCTTTAATATGAAATATGCAACAACACTGTCCTTTCCCCCACTAAAAGCCAATATATTCTTTTTATTTGAATCTTTATTCTGAAATTCAATACATCTTTTTATTGACTTTATTTCTAATTCTCTTGTATCAACAATCGGTTGATAATCTTTTCTCTTTAACAACTCCATCACCTTAACAACTAAATTGCCTAGTTGCTAAGGAAACAGTGGTTAAGGCTTGCCTATCTCTAGGGAGTTCCTATCCTACTGGCTAAACTTTATAGCACTTTAGGGAGGGTGTTTTACGCTTTACCTCATAACTTTTTGCATATAAGGTAAATGGCTAATCTACCTTATACTGTGCAACCTCTTTCTAAAGAGGGTTTGATAGAATTGTTATTATGTTTTTATAAATCAATTTTCTTTTGTTCTTCTTTAATTTCTACAATACCTAGAATTTTTGCATTAGATATTGTTCTACAGTTCTTGGCCCAATTATTAAATATTTTTTCTGGATCTTCTATACTTGAGACCGTTAATAATCTTTGCTGCTCTCTCCTATAGCCCTTTCTAGTTTCATATTCAAATGTAACTAAGTATGTCTTTACGATTATGCTTGTCCTTATTTTTTTAATATCTATTCTCATATACAATTACTTCACCCTTTCTTGCAATTACGACATTAATAAAATTCTATTAACCTTTAAGGTGTTAAGGCTTGTACCTTAACCCTTAAAAATCCATCCTCTACCTTTTAATTTTTTAATATGTCTGTAATAACCTTCCTCTACATCTACTCTACTAACTCCCATAATCTGTAGACTATTCTCCATAGCCTGTCTGCAATCCCAATACTCTTCTATAGCATTAAGAGTATCGTTCTTAACTACTGCTTCGAAGAACTCTATAGCTTCTTCATCAAACTTTTTAAGTTCTTCTATCTGTGTTGGGATGTGATCTATTACTTTACTATCTTTAAAGTCTATATAATTAATACTACTTTCTCTGTCATTCCAAGTTGCTCCTACTATAAAATTTAGAATTAAGCCTATTGCTAATATCCAAACTCCTGCAACTAACATCTCTATACCTCCATTAACATTACATCTAAGATTTCATTTAGCCTTAAACGTATTTCTGTCTTTTTCTTTAAGAATATTTCTTCTTCCTCTGCTATAAGTTTTTTCTCGTATTCCTCTATATCAGAAGAGTTATTAAATTCTAACTTACTACTCTTTACTTTAGATCCTTCCTTTTGGTAAGTATCATATTTACCTTGAACTGTAGTAACCTTTTTAGCACCTTCAAATCTTTATTAATATATTTATCCTCTGCTTGTACTTTCGCTTCTTCTAGGCTTTGTTTAATAACCCCTACAGTTATTTCCTCAGATGCTATTGGCTTTTCTTTTGTATCTTTTATTACACTTTCTTTCTTAGGTGCTTTCTTCTCTTGCTTAACCTCTAACCAAAATTCATCTAGCACCTTTTCGCTAACTCCAAATTCCCTTTTTAATTGTCTTAGTGCTTTAGACTTTAATACTCTTTGTTCTCTATAAATTCTTATCTTTGCTTTAATAGCAGCATCATTTACTTTCACTTTTTTCATATCCTTTCGCAATTATTTTTTAATGGCCCATAATACACTCCATCCAGCTCTATAATGTAGTTATTCTCCTGTTCAAATATGAAGCTCCATACAGAGCCTTTAGTTAATTTACTATTAAGTTCTGTACAGTCTTCCTTTAATCTAATAAAGTTAAATCCTATCTGCTCCATACTAGAAAGGACAATCTCCCATATCATCTGCTGGAGTAACATCATCAAACCCACCAAATTCACTAAATCCACTAAATGCATCAGTGTTATTACTTCCCTGATTACTAGCTTGTCCATTACTTCCTACAAACTCAAAGCTCTCTACTGCAACATCTGTTGTATATCTCTTAGTTCCATCTTGTGCATCATAGCTTCCTGTTCTTATGTTGCCAGTAACTGCTATTTGCCTACCTTTAGTAAAATATTGTGCTATTGTTTCAGCCGTTTTACCAAATGAAACACAGTTTATAAAGTCTGCTCCATCTTCTTTTTTTCTTCTATTTACTGCTACTCTAAATCTACTTATAGCCATTCCACTTCCTGCAGCAAATCTTAATTCTGGATCTGCAACCATTCTTCCAATAAGTACTACCTTATTCATGTTTAATAACTCCTTCCAAAGCCATCTTTATACCACCTATTTTTATAGATAGAACACCAAGTTTTTTACTAATCTCTTTTAGATCATCATTATCTAGTAATATTTGTCTTGGTATTGCATTTAATAAATTATCAACTTGGCTATAGTACCCAATTAAAACCCATCTGTGTGTACCTACATTCTCCTTATTAACTACTTCCCCATCTTTTACTATAGGTTGTACTGTTTTTTTAGCCGATAGTGAGAAACAATTACTATCACTTTCTATTCTGTAATCACCTAAATTAAGCTTCACTTATCTCACTCCCTTTATATAATTTCATCCATTCTTCCATAGTCATTGTCACTAGCCACTCTGACCTATCTTTCCTATGAAATACTGCTCCTAATTCATTCTCTTTCTTATCTGCCTTAGCTTGGCTTATAGCATCATATATATTAAGTCTTTCTACTCTTTTACATTCAATGTGTATTCCAGGTAATCCAACTACATCTGCATCACCATTAGCTCCACAATATTGTTGTCCTCTCCTAGTTTTATATCCGTATTCTTTTAGCTTAGAGGAGAGTTCTCTTTCTCCTCTAGCTCCTTTCTGTTTACTATTAGTCACTTAATCACCTTCTTTAACTTCTCTATACAATCTGGACAAAAATCTATTTCCGTATCAATCTTTGTTGCACACTTTTCACATATTTTCTTGTCACAAGTGCCATGGTTACTCCAGTTTCTTATTTCTTCTTCTGTCATACCTTTAAAACAAAGCCTTTTACCATAATAAACTGGGAAGTCACACAACTTTACTGCTTCTCTCTTCTTGCAAAAATCACATCTTTTATCTTCTGGAATTATTTTTATAACTTCCTTCATGCAATCACCTTCTCACTTGATTATTATTTGAGAATAGGAGCCTATAACTATAACTTTATTTACTCCTACTCCCCCCTTATTGGATTTTTAATCTAACTCTGAATAGTCAGGACATTCAAATTTACATTCTCCACTTTCATCCTTAGTAAACTTAACAATTTTAATTCCATTTTCTTCGTTTAAGTAGTATGGTATATCATCTGGGTGGTGACCTCTACTCTCCAATTCATCTAACGCTCTATCCAATTCAAAATCTGTATCAGCTTCTACTATAATCTCATGTGAAAATACTGATATCTCATCTATTTGAACTTTAAATTTCATTTATACTTCCTCCTAACTATTCTTAAATTCTACTTTTAACCATGCTAATTGACTTCTAAGTATATCTAACTCCTTTTCGTTATACCTTAAGCTATCTCTACATACTGTATAATTAACCTCTGCTACATCTCTTTCTAGTCTTAATCTTGCTACTTCTTCATTTCCTCTAGCCATATCTGGTATTATAGTTACCCTATATCCTTCTAGCTTTAATCTAGCCATTTCTTTTTGCAAAGCTACTCTATACTTCTCTTCTGCAACTGCTTTCTTTAATCCCAATGATTTATACTGTATATTACCTTTTTGCATTGCCATTAGGCACTCATTCATTTTATTTATTATCTGTTGTGGATTCATCTATCTATACACTCCAGTTCTAAACTTGATAGCTTTTATTACTCCTGCTCTATGTGATTCATAATTATTTAAATCTCTTTCTTTATTTTTCTTACGCTTTTCTAGAGCTTTAATAGTTAATTCTGCTTTTTCTCTTGGTGTCATTCCACATCACCTTTCAATAACTCTAGATTTTCATATATATTTCCGATTTTCTTTGCATTCATAGTATTTAATGCACCTTGAGTTATCATGAAGTTAGCTTTTCCATTTCTAACTCTATATCCGTAGTTATAAAGGCTACTCCAAAATTCTATTTTATAATTTACAACTTTCTTTATGTGTTCAAGTCCGAAACCTTCTTTGCCCAATACATATGCTTCTTCGCCTTTAATTGAATTATTATTAACCATGCACTGGATTATATCCCCCTCATAAATCGCTTTTCCATACTTGTCCTTAAGCCCTGTATCTCGGACTATCTCATAATCAATTGCGCTCTTAACTTCTTCCAACGGATTTAAACCTTCTTGATGAAATACCAAATCTCCATTTTGATCCAATAAGAATTGACCACAATTACTAGTCAGCCATTTATTACGAGTTTTATCCCATATCTTAAACCTAACTCTTCTCAATATTTCTCCTCCTCTACAATCAATTTACCGCCCATGCACGCCCTTATTATATCTTCCCTAACATATTTACCCTTCTGTAAAACTAAAGGCTTTAAAAGACGATTTAAAGGCTTGTCCGATATGTCTAATACTTCTTTAATTTCTTCTCGAGTTAATAACTCTTTAAAGAATACAATCTCTAATGTGTTTTGGAAGTGTAGCTTTAATACCTTATCTAACTTATGTCCCTTTTTACCATGTACTCCATTAGTACCCCTGTGATGCTCTGGACATAATCTAATGTGATTTAAAACACAATTTTCTAGTTGCTTATTCTGGGACCTAAAAACTATATGGTGTAATTCTGTATTAAAACTTCCACATACAAAACAGCACTCTGCATTATCCATTCTGTTCACCTACTTTTACGCTTACTTTCTTTCCAGTTAATAAAGCTATTTGTGGTCCATATCTATCTTGTACAATCTTCTTTTTAAACTCTTCTACAGTTATAATAATTAACTCACCATCTTCTTTAATATCTGCTCCATCAAACCATGTTCTATAACTAACCTCTCCAAAGTTATCAAAAGCTAATTTATGAAAAGGAGTAGGATAGGAAAGAGGGGGAAGTGATGATACTTCTTCTCTTTCTTTTCCTTCTTTATCATTCTTATTATTCTTATCATTCTTGTTAGTGGTTAGGTCATGGTTAGGGGTTGGTTGGGGGTTGGTTAGGTCATGGTTACCTGTTGGTTGGCTCTTGGTTAATCCTTGGTTAGTTGGTAACTCTCGACCTTGGTAAACCTCCCAATTCTCTATCTTTATAAGCAATCCTGTCTTGGTTGATTGCATGGTTAGAAATTCGTACTTTTCTAATTTTTTTAATGCAGTTCTTACATTTTGTCGTGTAATTCCTGTTCCTGCACGTAAAATTATTGAATTAACACTAGTTACAAATTCTCCCGGCTCAGCTTTAAATTGCTTTCCTTGCCACTCCCATTCCCTTCCTTTATGGTTAGCCATACCTAGAAGGGTTATAAGTATTACTTTCTGCTCTGGAGTTGATTGTTGCCATATTGCCTTTTCAAATAAGCATCTATGGACTTTAAACCACCCTTCTGACATATGCTCACTCCTTTATTTACTTAGGGTTTACCTTTCCTTGCTCATGAACTATATATTTGTACCCTTTATCCTTTAAATATTTGCTTAATATCTTCATTTCCTCTAGATTATGTTCTACATAAAGCTCTACATATAATCTTGGTTCATCTTCTTTAACTTCCTTAGGTACTTCTGGAGCCTTTGGCTTTAAATCCATAGGTATTTGTACTTCTTCTTTTTGTTTTTCTTCCTCAATTCTCTTAGTAGCCATTTCCTCTGCTGCTTTTTCAGCTTGTCTTATTTGTTCTGCTCTCTCATTAATTTCTCTTACTATTCTTGGGCCATCCCAACCTAAAGCAAGATACTTCTCAAAATCAGAATATTGTAATGGAGTTTTTAAAGTTAGATTTACAGTTTCTAAAGCACTCTCTATATTTGCTTTAATCATTTCAGCTTTAACCTTATCCATATTTTGTTGTTGCTTTAATGCTTCTGCTCTTTGCTCTATATCTTCTACTACACTTTTTACGCTAGCACTTAAATTTAAATACTTATCTAGTACGGTAAGTTGATCTGCATATTTCTTTTCTAAATTAAGCTTTTGGCAAATCTCAAATATCTTTACATCTGCAAATTTTCTCTTTTCTTCTTTACGTCTATCATCAAATACTTTAATACCTTCTTTGATTGGCTTTTCAATTTCTGTTATTATTCCAACAAGTTCTTTTACATCTGTATCAAATTTCTTTATTGGTGCTTCAACTTGCTTCTTAATAGCTTTTCTCTCTGTATCCATTTGATTTCTAAGACCTGCTAATTCTTTTTGCATAGCTTTGCAATCTTTTTGATTTTCTTCTGTTACTACAATCCCTTTGTACTTTTCTAGGTTTACAATCAAACTTTCCTTAACTTCTTCAAAATTAGTCTTTATTACTGGTAATTGTGTATTTACTTGAATCTCTTTCATTTCTCATATCCCCCTTAAAATTCAAAATCTTCTTGTTTAGCTTCTAACTCTTTTTGGAACTGTTCTTGTTGTTTTTTCTGTTCGCTTATCATTTTTTGCTTTTTATAATATTCAACTTTCTTTTTCTCTAATTCTTTTAGACAAAACGGATAATCTTTATTACAAATATCCTCTACTCTATCAACTCCAATATGATTACAGAATTTTTCTTCATCTCCTTGTGTTTCTTCAAGGATTCCTCTAATTACACTAATCTGAACTTTTCCTATCTTCTTAAAACCTTCTTCTTTTTCTAAATCCGGTTCAACCTTATCTACTATGTCTGATTCTGCAATTTCAAATGCCATCATATACAGGTATCTTCTAGCATATGTTTGTGTTGCACCTATCTGTTGAATTGCAGATCCCTTTGCTATACTTGCAATTTCTATTGGTGTATCAAAGATAATGCTCTTATCTGGTTCATCACAATCAATAATTGTTAATGATGCCTGTGTCTTTTCAAATTTAAAAATTGGAGATAAACCATACTTATCACAAGTTGCATTTATAGTAGGAAGAAAATCTCCTAGTTCAAAATATTGATATGAATAACCTTTACCTGTCTTTTGAAGTCCGCCAGATTGAACCTCTACCCTGCATCTCTGTAACTTCTGATATATATTAAGTTTCTTAACTTCTTCTGCCATTTCTAAAGCCTCCTATAAATCTCTAATAGTTTGTCCACTCTCTATGTCATATAACTGGTCATTGTCTAAATCTGTTCCTGGTGGTATACTATCTATAATGTCTTTATGGTTGCTCTCTATGCTTTGGTCGGCTGGTTTGCAACCTTTTATTTTTTCTACTTCTTCTTTAATAACATCTGCCCATCTTCTTCGCTCTGCTTCTTGCACCTTTCTTTGTACATATGCTGCATGAACTAAATCAATATTACTCACGCTTACCTCCTCTTTTTACTCCACTTAATAGCATTACTGTTAAGTAGTAATAGAATTTTAGTTTCTTCACTCATTAAAGCCACACTCCCCTAACTCTGTCATAAGTCCATAATGCTTCTGTATACTTGTTATAAAATACATACTCTTCTGGTGTTGCTCTTTCTATTAAGAAGTCATTAGGATTTAATCTTTCTTTCTCTAAAAACTTCTTTTGCTCTCTTGTTAATTTCTTAAGCTTCTTCAATTTGCTATCCCTCCTACATTTATATATGAACTTATGCTATCTAAAGCCCTTCTTAACTTTCTTGATATTTCAGCTTGTGATACTCCTAGTTCATCAGCTGTCATAGATTGTGTTTTTTCTTCCCAATATTTCTTAAACAAAACCTTCTTTTCAATATCAGATAGCTTATTCATAGCTTGTCTTATATCCAAATTCTCAATAATCTCATCTACAAATGTATCTCCTATGGGAATTTCAAAACTTATGTCTTTATCTTCCTCTTTTTCTAGCATAAGTACTGAAAATGGTAATGCTACACTTGCATTCCCTTCCTGTTTATCTTTTCTACTTCCAATTAGACCGGATTTATCCCTTATGGCTTTAAGTATTTCTCCTCTTATTAAAGGCACTGCATATGTGGAAAATGTATATCCTAATCTTTTATCAAATTTCTTTGCTGCTTTTACTAGCCCAATCATTCCATAACCAACCACATCATCATATTCAAGTATTGATTTTTTATATCTTGAGCTAACTAAATAAACTAAACCTATATGATCTTCTGCATTTATCATTTTCATCCCCTCCTTTTATAAGTGATATAGAAAATATATAAGTAACCAGAATAAAGAACAGAATCCAAATCCCACCCAAAATCCTAGGTTATCTTTTTTATTCTCAACTGCTTTTATAGCAATTTCTAAAGCATTGTAATCATCAATCCAAACATCATTATCAGGCTCATGCCTAAGGTTATATTCCGCTTCACTTTTTAAGTCTTTTAATTGTCTTACAACATTTTCTTTTATCATGCTTGTACCTCCTTATTTGTTATCAACATTATTACTAACAACTTATCAACAGCTTATCCACATTTTTGTTGATAATTATTTTTCCTCCTTTTCTCTCCAATCTTTACAATTAGTAATTGGTTTCTTATCTAGTTGTTCATTTTTAAAAGAACAATATCTATAAGCTTCTATCTTCTCGTAAGGACAACCATCAAGCTCTGGATGTGGTTCTAAATATCCTGGTTCATATTCATAATGACTACAGGTTAAACAAGTCCTATTTTTCGGATTAAACCAACACATATTCTCATGCTTTTTCATCTGTGCTTTATTAATTAACTTTTTCTTATTACAATGTTCGCATTCATAGATTATTCTTTCTCTCATATAGACCTCCTAATTGTTTAATATTTGAAGACATCTTGTCCCTAGTGTCACCTGTTCTAAAATCATATCTCTCAACTTCTGATTTTCTCTTTTAAGCTTCTCAATTTCATTCTCCATCTTTCTTTTTAGAATAGGAGAAAATCTTTCTAACTCCACACCTTCAAGTTCTGCTATATAGCTAGGATTAAATCTATTTTTTACTGGTACATTTTTACAAGGAGTTAAAATTCCTTGCCTTATATTTTCTCTTATAGTTTCTTCGTGGCACTTCCAATGCTTTGCTAAATCTTTAATTGTTAATAAATCTTCCATGCTCCATACCTCCTAAGCAACTCCATACCTTATAGCCATTTTTGTAACTATGCTTATATATCCATTTAATAATTTCTTATCTTCTGCTATTACATCTAATACATTAACTTTGTTTATCTTAGATCTACTTACACCCTCTAGTGCCATATTCTTTTGTTTATTCTTTAATCTACGGTTTATATCTACACTATAGTTTTCATTTAATAGCTTGTACGATTCTTCTCTAACATTTCTTATATGTTCAAATCCTCCAAGCTTATTAGCTATCTTATTTATTAAAGTAGCTGTTTCTTTTCTCCACCCATTACTATCTAATGTAATTACATCTCTCATAGATTGTATTTCTTCCTTGACTTCATCAGCTTTATTATTAGCATTCAATGCTATTCTTTTAGCTTCTTTTGCTTCTAATTCATTGTTAGCCATAGCTTTAAACATCTGATTAAACATTTGAAGCTCTAGACTTAATTCGGAGGTATTCAAATCTTTTACTTTTTCTTCAGGATTAAAATAGTTTTCCTCTAAATCTTCATATACTTCCCATGCTTCATCTGTATCAAGAATTTTTGCGTGTCTTGCTGCTCCTCTATCTGTCCATAAATATAAAACCGGTGCAAATTTTATAGGTTCAAGACTTTCAGTCGGTAAGCTATTTTTAAATTCCTTTAATGCTTGTCCTGCTAATTTGTAATAATGTTTTCCTTCTAAGAATCTTTTTTCATTTCTTGAATAATTCTTTTGAATATTTCCTTCTTCTGTTCCAAACTCTTCTGCTAATACTTTAGTTGTAATAATCCTTTGATTTTTAAATTCTAATGGTGTTAAATTATTCATTTCTATTCGCCTCCCTAATTTATATTCATCTTTCCCCAATACTCTTGCATTTTATTAAGATGAATCCATTCAAACTTAATTAATGTATTTATTACTGCTAAAGCAATTTCTTTTGCATAGTCATAATTAGATTCAGTTATTTCTGTAAGTCTACTAACACCTACATACTCCTTGACTATATTACCTATTTGGGTTATTAAACTTGATTGTATACATTTTCCTTCCCCATACCTCTCTCTTAATATAGGAACTAAATAACTCTCTCTTATGCTTGTCCAATTCTTTTGTGTTTTCAAAGTTTCTCTTAATTTTATATTTTCTTCTTTTAGTACTACATTTTCAGCTAAAACCAATTCCATCTTCTTCACTAGCTCTTCATTACTCATTTTTCTTTTCCTCCTCTTTTTCAAGTTCCTCTGCCTTCTTAATCAACTCTGATACAGGAATCCCAATCCCTTTTGCGATTTTATCTAATGTTTCTATTGTTGGGTTTGCATTTTTCCCATTTGTTATTTCGCTCAATGTTGTTTGTGCTATTCCAGAAATTTTAGATATCCTATATTTGCTGATTTGTTTTTCTCTAGCTAATATTGTTATTGCTTTCCCTATTGTCATTTCCACACCTCCCTCTAACGTATTACTACGTTGATTTAATAGTATTATATTTACGAAGTATTTTCAATAATGATACTTCGGTAAATTTTACTATTAAACAAAAATAAGTCTCCATTTCTTTAAATTACTTCGTTTTTCTTGACATATCTCTTTTTCCGTACTATACTACGAAATATAGAAGTAATAACCATAAAGGAGATTATAGTTATGTTTAATAAAGATATCATTATCGAAATACTAAATAAGAAAGGTTGGAGTAGATACAAACTATGCAAAGAAGCTAATATGGCGCAATCAACATTAAGTGACATTCTTTCCGGAAAAAATACAAGTCCTAAGACTGATACATTGCAACGTATTGCTGATACTTTAAATGTTCCTATAAGCTATTTCTTTGACGAGGAAAGAGAAGAATTAAAAAAAGAAACAAATTTAAAGACTATACAAAATGATTTTCCTATAGTTCCAGAACATTTTACTGATCCAGAAGAAGCAAGAGCTTATGTTACTAAACATCAAATCTTTGGATACGGTGGATTTGACCCATACAAGATGAGTGATGAAGATATTCTTAATTTTGCTAATGAAATGATAAACCAAGCAGAATTATTAGGTTATAAATACATGAAAGAAAAAAATAAATAAACCTAACTTTAACGGAGTGAGATTCTATGAGATGGATTAATGAAATAGCAGACGGTATTCTTGATATATACAAAACCAATAGTCCATATGAACTATGTAAATATTTAAATATAAAAATAGAAAAAGTAGAAAGTACATCCTTCTTGTTGCAAGGGAATGATTCTATATACTATAGAAATTACTACGGCACAGAAATTATTTTTATAAGAAACGACTTATATGGTTATGATGAAGAATTTAAACTTAGGCATGAAATAGGTCACGCACTTCTACATGATATACCTAGTTCTAGATATACCAATATCGGAAAGTTAGAGCGCCAAGCTAATTATTTTGCATTAGCTTTAACTGGAATAAAGTTTGATTTAATTGAAATACAAGGAAAAACATTAAAAGAATTTGCCAGTTGTAAGAACGTTCCTTATGAACCTTTAGCTCAACTGGTTAATTTATAAATTCAAAAAGAACATACATTCGTAAAGGAGCTAATTTTATGAATTTTAACAACTATAAAATACCAAAAGAATATACAGATAAATTTAAAGTTACATCAAGGGATAAAAGAGATTTTAAGAAATTTTGGGATGCTGAATTAATTACATTAAATAAAATATCCGATTTATCCAAAAATGATATCGAATCAATTCATAATGCTTTAATGTATGCATTTTGGTCTATTAAAGCCAGGAATAAAGAAAAATACACACCAAGAATATATAAAAATAATATTTATATAGATAAAAACTGATAAAAGTATAAAGGAGATGATTTTATGGACTATAACATTACCTACAGACAAAAAGATAAAGGATGGCAATTTATAATTTCCTATAAAGATGAAAATGGGAAATGGAAACAAAAATCAAAACAAGGTTTTAAAACTAAAAAAGAGGCTAAGCCAGTAGCAGAAAAAGTTGTGCAAGACTTGAAAGCTAATAAAAATCTAAATCAAGAATTAAAAGAATTGACCTTTGAAGAATTTAAAGATATTTACCTAGAACATTTAAAGCTACATATGCAAGAAAATACTATAAGACTATATAAAATGGCTTTCCAATATCTTAAACCTATATATAATCTAGAACTTGTAAAAATAACACCTCTACATTTACAAAGGTGCATAGATGACATGATAAGAAATGGATTAGCTTATGGAACTATAAAAACTTATAAAAATAGAATCACAGCGATTTTTAATAGTGCTGTTGATAAATATAATATTATCCCATCATCACCAGCTAACAAACTTGAAATTAAAGTATGTAAAGAACCTAGCAAGAAAAAAGCTCTAACAAAAAATGAACTTGATGATCTAATTAACAAAACTAAAAACATGAAATATAAAGTTATTTTTTCACTTGCTGGTATGTGTGGGCTTAGAATAGGAGAAATTCTAGGATTAAGATGGAGTAGAATAGACTTTAATAAAAATACTATAACAATAGATATTCAATGGAAAAATCTTAATGGAAATACAGTTGGTTTTGGCGAACTAAAATCAGCCAACTCATATAGAGTTGTACCATTGCCTCCATCTGTAAAAAAACTATTAATAGAATGGAAAAACCATAACTCTATAGATATAAGCAATAGAGTTATAGTTTATAAATGTATTTCTGGACTAACAGCTCTATTAAGAAACTATACCAAAAAGCTTGGCTATGATTTATCCATCCATGAATTTAGACACACTTATGCAACAACATTAATATCTCGTGGAGTAGACTTTAAAACTGTTGCAAAACTTATGGGGCATGATGTTGAACAAACAATGAAAACTTATTCTCATGTTACTGATGAAATGATGGATAACGCTACTCAATTAATCAATAAAATTTTTTAAACAATATTTTTGACGAATTTTTGACGAATCACTTTTCTAAATAGCTGAAACTACTGATATAGCCATCTATTCAACTTTTATTTTATTTTCTCTAGCATAATAGAATAAATACTGTTGAGCAAATCCAGCTAATTCACCAAATTTATCTCTAGCAAATATTCTTATTTTATTTAGAGAAGCATCTTCTGCACCATAGAAAAATATCATTGCTCTCTTTACCCATACATCAACTGGAAAAGCTGAGTACTTTCTCATAGAGAACAGCATTATGCAATCTGCAACCTTTGATCCAACTCCCTTGAAGTTTTGTAGCGCTACATGACACTCATCTGTATTAAGTTTTGATATTCTCTCCAAATCAAAATCATAGCTATTTTCATTTACTTTAGCTATTGTATCAACTATATATTTACTTCTAAAAGACGCGCCTGTCTCCTTTATTTCCTCTTCTGTTGCATCTTTCAATTGTTCTGGAGTTGGAAATGTGTAATAAGTATTTCCTTTATACTCAATTGGCGTTCCCCACTTTTCAGAAATCTTCTTTATAGTTTTCATTATTGAAGGAATACTATTTCTTGCAGAAATTATAAAACTTATTAACAACTCAAAATGTTCTTGGTTTAAAAGTCTTATTCCATAGCCATATTCAACGCTTTTTCCTAATATCTCATCATGAGCTAGGCCAGCCTTAATTTCTGAATAGTCTCTTTTTAAATCAAAATAATCTAACCATATATTATTAAAATCCTCTTCATTAGTATTTAAAATAGTTACTTTATCATCTTCTTGAATAACTTCTATTACTCTTCCATGAGCTACACCTATATAATTTAACTCACCAACTTTTTCCCATCTAAAGCATTGGCCACACTCTAAAATTTGTTTTATATTAAAATTCTTTACTCCATCTAAAATTACTTTATCATTATCAATTACTATATTGTTAACATCCATATATTTCACCTATTTCTCTTATATTTCTTATAATATTCTTCCTCTTAATACAAAAATATTATTCATTATTATAATTTATATTAT